CGTAAGCGTTGATGCTCGTGGAGCTGCCCAGCAGCGTGATGATGTCGTTCACGGCGTTGTCGCCTCCGTGTTGTAGTCGCTGCACAGCGCCAGCGCCTGCTTGAGCGCAGTATAAGCCCGTTCCCATCTCTCAGACTGTCCCTGGTAGTTGTAGACATACCGGCAGTACATCTTGATGGCCTGCGCCGTCAGCGGGTCGTCGTCGCTGATCACGGCCACACCGGCAATGGACAGGTCCTTTTTCCCGGCAGCGATTGTCTCTGTGATATCTGCGTCCAGCTTTGTATGGGAGATGCGCAGCGCAGTTTTAACATCGTCGGTCAGTGCCATACGCGACACCTCCTAAAGTAGTGGGGGCAGCCCATGTCACTGAGCTGCCCCGGATTATTACGTAGTGGCGCGAGTGTACACGCACAGGGCGTTGGCGTTGACAACCTTGCCATCGCAAAGCGCCATGGCGCGGTAGACCGTGCTTCCGGTGCGGAAACCAACGCTCTCGTCGCGGCTGACAGTCGGTGCCTGCGCAAAGTTGAACGCATAGCCGGACTTGAGGTCGCCGAAGATGATGGTGTCGGTGCTGATGTTGTCATCAACGATGACGGGATAGCCGAGGATGTTGAACTTGGCCGGGGCCTGCGGATCAGCAACAACAACGCGGTTGCCGCTGGTGTCCGTCATACCGAGAACTTCGCCATAGAACAGCGCTCTCGGCATTGCAAACGCAGCGCCGGGGAGGTACTGCGTCGGGAGCGTGCCGATGATCTTCATCAGATCCTTGTACGTCGCAGCAGCCTTGGTGAACGTGCCCTTCTGCGTCACAGCGCCAGAGAGCAGAATGCCGGACGCCTGATTGCTGCCAGTGCCGACACAGATCGCAGCATCGATCGCAACCTGGATCTTGTTGGCGAGGCGGGTGGTCAGCCAGTTTTCAAACGCGCTGACAGCCATGGCCGTGATGTCTGCTGTGATCTCAACGGTCTTGATGAGCTTGTACGCGCCGAGCGAAATGCTGGAAATCGCGTCGGTGCTGTCAGTGGACGCCGTACCTACGGAGACCCAAGCGGCCGCGTTGACAGTGCTTTCAACGGGGTAACTGATGTTGCCCGGAATGTAGGTGGTTGTAACAGCGGAGATCATCGGGCTGAGTTCCAGTTTCCCGATAATCTGGTTCATGGTCTGCGTCGGGATGGCTGCGGTCGCGGTGACGGCGGCTCTTTCCTCAACGGTCAGTTCCTTGCCCTGGAGATTGCGAAGGAAAGCGGAGCGGTATTCCTCAGAGTCAACCGCATAAGTACGATTTTCGGGCATTTTGTTATCCTCCTTAGATTTGATAACTTTTACCACGGCAGAACCGTTGGCAATAGCGGCACGCATTTCTGCGCGTTTGGATTCAGCAGCAGTAATGTCGCTCTGTTCTTTTTTCAGATCTCGGACTTCCTGCTCCAGTGCATCGAGATTGGCATCAGGTGCGTCGATTTCAGTCTTGATTTGAGCAAGACGCTCCTCGATTTCCTCATATCTGGTCATGTGTTAAACCTCCATCATAAGCTTGATCTTTTTGCGCTTCTGCTCGGCAGCTTCCGCTGCAAGTCGCTCCGCTTTTTCCGCTTCGATCACTCCGTCGACGTAGGAACGCGCAGAAATATCGGTAGACGGATTGGCCGGAGTTGACACAGCCGATACGTCGTATACCTTCTTGATTTTTTTGATCGTCCTGGTGTGCGTGTTACGGTCATATTCGTCATCCGCAACTGTGAACGCCCAAGACATTTTGTCTACCAGCCCGTTTTTGATCTCTTCAAACATGTTTCTGGCAGATGCGCTCTTGGACAGGTCTGCCGCCACGAAGATGCCGTGCGCGTCAGGCTCTACAATCAGCGTCTGGTTGCGTTTTCTGGCCAACACCGCTCCGCCATGGTTGTACTGCATGATAATGTCGGAGCAATCAGCTCCATCAAGCGCGTCCGGTGCGATCTGCTCTTTGTACTGCACCTCACCATCGTCAATCAGCACATACGGATCTGAAAAAGTGGTGGCATAACCTTCCACATAACAATCGCTATCAATTCGTTTCTTCGGAGCTATCACCGACAGCAGCGGCATCATTCGGTATTCTCGTTCCTGTTTCATCGGCATTGTCCCCACCTCCTGTTCTGTCGTTTCGGTTGACATACTCTCCACGAATCATGTAGGTATCTCCGCCGTCAATCGGAGGCATCTGCAAAATTTCGCGACCTTCGTTAAAAGAAATAAGACCACGGTCAAACAACTGAGTAATGACCGAGACCTTGTTGGTAATCGTGGCAAATTGTAGGCGGTTTGCGCTGAACTGGATTTCGTTTCCGAATGAGATTTCATGATCCGAAAACGTCATATTTGTCAGCGCCAGAGAAAGTTGAAGCGCGAACGGTTCAATTTTCCCTTCGTAGTAGGCGTTCCAACTTGCCTCGTCCCACTCATTCCGAAGGATTTTCTCGTTCACACCGAAATAGTTATACACATTGTCGTTGATGATCTTCATCTGGTCTGCGTTGACAATGTACGGCTTGCTGTCGATCTGTTTTACGTCGGCGTATTTCGCATCGAACATTAAAACGCCGCCGTTGTTTTCGGTTCCAAAGTTTAGATCTCTGAAACGTTTTTGCTCTGCGGCCAGATCATCCTGACGGACGGACTGGCCAAGCTTTGCCATGAATCTGATCGCAGCGGCCTGCTTGATTCCTTCCTCGATGCCTTGATTCTGAATCGAAATCAGATCCATCGTCGGCTTGAGAGATTTATTACTCTCTCCAAACAGATCATCCTTGTACTGCATTTTTGTCAGCACGCCGCACTGGCTGTACTGCATGGCCGCAATTTCTCCAGTTACCATGTGATACTGGAGATAGGCATATCCATCAGCGCCCTGTACCACATCGCAGGCAGACGGCATCAGTGGGAAGTATCCTGTAATCGTCCCTTTGTCATCCAGCATTGGAACGATAAATGCAGTATTTTCAACCTCGTAAATTGTAGCTAACCTGTAGAGAAATTGGCTTGCATTCTGCCATGGATTCGGTCGGTATCTCAGTATTTTTTCAATTCTCTGATTATTCTGACCGAGCACTTCCGGCTTTAGTTTGCTCACATGATTTGCAAACGCATGTACTGCCGATCTGGTTATGTCCATCTCATACAGGCCACCGTCGTATGAGTAAAACTGCGGCTGGTACGCCGTCAGCGTCTGGAAGTATCCTCTGATGGCGCTCTCGGCCTTCGGGCGTTTGAAAATCGCATCAAACATTCCCATCGCTTTACTCCACCTCACTTATATCAAGCTTAAATATTCTTGCTGCTTGTCCTGCAGCACCACGTAGGCATCCAGCAGCGCAGCGAGTCCATCGATGCGCCTGGTCGGCTTGCTGGTTTTGTGCGGCTGAATGTTCCCGTTTTTATCTTCCTCATACGCGGTGTTGCAGATGCACCATTTGTCAATCGGATTGTTGTTGTACACGATCAATTTGGACTCCAGATCGTTCCCGAGCTGCTTCATCGGCGCGCTCAATGTTTTCTTGCCCTGGATCACCGGAAGCATCGACGCCGGTCCGAAATAATTGGACATATCATCAACCCAGTATTGCGCAGACCAGCTGTCATAGCCGACCCACGGGATGTAGATGTCAAAATCGTTTTGGATTTCTACGAACCAATCTTTTACATCCTGCTGGTGGACTTTATTTCCTTGGCAAGTCCGCATCAAGCCTCGCTCGGCCCATTTATCATACGGAATTTTGTCCTCGTTGACTCTCTTGTCAATCAGATCGGCTGGAAGCCAATACATCTGCAAAGCGAAGATCACACCTGGCGCGTCAGGCACAGCAAATATTACCTTCGCCGCCGTCAGGTCTGTCGTGCTTGACATATCGCACCCACCAATGCCATACCGGGGATAGCTGAGCTTTCTGTCCTGCACAGTACCATCAGGCTCGACGTGATGCCAAACAAAAGACTTGCTCTCGCGGTCGAGATTGAACGTGTCGCGGTTATCCACGGATTCAAACGGGAGCCATGCCTCCGTGGTAGTTTCTCTGACATCAAAGTCCTTGCAAAGAAGATTTTTCACCAGCATCGGATTCTGCTTAGCCTTTTCGACTTTGTACCGCAATGCCTCGCGGCTCTTTACTGCATCCAATGACGGGTTAGCCTTGATCCAGCAGGATTCATCCGTCCATTCCTGCCGTTTATCAAGTTCATATATCAGCGGAAGGAACCGCTCGTCATGGTATCCATCATCAGCCTGATAGCCATCAATGATTTTCGCTGACTGGTCGTACAGTTCATCGAAGATATCCTCGCGCACCGTACCCGCCGTGGTGATCATGATGTTCAGCGGACTTTCCCGCGCAGATTCACCGTCTATGATGACGTCGTATAGAGCTTTGCCATTCGTCCAGGCTGCAATCTCGTCCATAATGGCGGCGCTTGGGTTGAGGCCATCCAATGTATTGCTGTCAGACGCCAGCGGCTTGAAGTTCCCGTCGTTAAAATCCGTTATGATGTCACCGACGAGGCACCTCGCGCGCTTTGACAAGGCCGGGGACTTCTTGATCATCTTCTTGGCTTCGTCCCAGCTCAGCTTTGCCTGCTCTCTTGTTGTTGCAGCCGACACAACGCTAGGGCCGTGCTCTCCATCGGCAAAGAGCATATACAACCCGATGCCGGACGCCAGTGTGGTCTTTCCGCATTTGCGTGCCACAACCAGAAATAGCTCTCTGTACTTTCTGAATCCATCAGCATCGACAAACCCGAACAGTGTGCAGATCAAAGCCTTCTGCCAGAGCAACAACTTGATCGGCTGTCCGCCGTCCTTGCCCTTGCTCTGTTTACAAAAATGCTCGATGAAGTACAGTGCGTGCTCTGCGCGTTTCTCGTCATAATAAAAATCCCAGTCTTTTCGACTGAGATCACTTGCTATCTTTTCATAGACCTTTTTAACTTTCTGGCTGGTTACGATCTGCCCGGACTGTATCGCATTCCAGTAGTCCAGTATGTAGTTCTGCATGCCATCAATCTTTCATCTCCAGAAATTCGTCAAAGCCGTCGCTCTTCGGTTTGCTTTCAACTGTCGGAAGCATCCCGTCGAGCTGTTTGATAATCTTCTGATAGTTTGCATTGAGTTGTTGGTACGCCTGCCCCTGCGGACGGGCGCGGTCGTAAGGATCGCATTTATCAGACTGCTGAAAAAGCTCCGTCCACCCGTGTTCGAGCAGATCAGCTTCCAGATCTTCGCACTCGACACGCATAAACGCGGCTCGTTCAATCAGTCCAGCGGCGATGCCTTTTTTAACTGGTTCTATGTTTTCGTAAAATTTACCAAGTCTCAGCTTTTCCCGCTTGATCCTTGCAGCTTTTGACTCGTCTGGCTTACTCATGTCATTTTCCTCCATGTATTGGGGGGCCTCGCGCACATCCTGCGCATTTTTCCGAAG